ACCTTATTCATAATTTCAATAGTGGCGTCATACATGTCTTCACGATCGATACCCTGGGCCTTCATGGCATTGTGCATCTCTTCGTCAGACAGCAAATGAATCTCAAACTTATTAAATGACATCTGGCGGTCTGCACCATACAGGTAGTCAAGCTTATCCATTAGATTTTGATACTTTAAAGATTTGTCATACGTTGCATCTTTAGCGATTTTGTTTGCGTATGTGTTTAGAATTAGCTTAAGCTCTTGAATCTCTTTTTGGTCTACATGTGCATGGTGGCAATCTGGAGTAACCACAGCCTTTACACCAAACTCATCTGCAAGAGCTAGAAGTTGATTATTAACTTCTGCTGGATTGTGTGGCATTACTTCAATATAGTAATCATCGCCAAAAACACGCTTGTGCCACTCAATAATTCTTTTAGCTTCTGCTAGTTCCTCAGCCTCAATGGCTTTGGCGAGTGCACCAGACAGACATCCAGAAAGAACAACAAGCCCTTCAGAATACTTTTCTAGAACCTCGTAATCTATTCTTGGTTTTTTAAAGTATCCTTCAGTCCAGGCAATCTCATTGAGCTTATTAAGGTTTTCTAGACCAACCTGATTCTTAGCAAGAATAATTGTGTGATTATAAACTAGATCTATGAGGCCTTTTCTTTCCTCATTATCTCTTTGATCAAACCTGTCAGAGGTGATGTATGCCTCTACACCCAATATCGGCTTAATGCCACTCTCATTAGCAGCTCTAAAGAACTCTCTATGACCAGATAAAGAACCATGGTCAGTTATTGCCAATGCATTCATACCCAGCTCTTTTGCACGTTCTACATACTCTAGTGGAGTAGCAATGCCGTCAAACAAGCTGTAATGAGTGTGGACATGTAAGCCAATATAGGACATAGATTATCTTACCAATCCATGTTTGATGACGAATTGGAAGATGGTGTGTCAAACCCTAGATAAAATGCTTCCTGCTCAGCATATGGCACTTTATTGAGAGCTGACTCAAGTGGGAATGGACGAACATTTGCCCAGTCAAATGGCTCCTTGTCTGGAGTTGATGGAATTAGTGTGTAGCTTGTCTCTGTTCCCTGACCATTACGCTTTAGCTTCCAGGTTAGGTTAGAAATGCTACCTGTTTCAAGAGCATATTCACGAATAGTGTTGAATGATGACTGCTTGCTAACACCCATTGACCAGATAGCAACATACGGATCTTCTAGTCCATCATCAACTAGTACGTTGCAATAGAAACGAAGACGTGCTCTCCATCCAGCCTTTGGATCTTTTCTGTGCATCTCTTCTGCCCAGTCACGGCCCTCTGTATCCATTGTGTCTACAGCCTTACGCTTATAGTCCTTTGGATTAGTGTGCTCCTTAACAACAAGAGCAAGACCACGCTCTTCAGAATAGCTTGGACTATCTTCATCCAGCTCCTCAATAAAGCGAATCTTTACAGACTGGCCGTCTGCAAGCTTTAGCCAACGAACCTTGGCCTTGTTCTCATCATACTTTGGCTTATCAAGTAGTGCATTGATATTTTTTAGCCCTTTTACTACGCTCATATATTTTCTCCTATATATTTTGGTTTTTATTTTAGCATTGAAGCGATAGATTTGTCAAACGATTCGTCTATTTTTTTGATAGCCTCATCTGTCATATCGCCTATATCTTTGTATTTTTTATCTATATTTATTACGATAGCACGAGAGCCAAGATGTTCAATAATCTTGTCTTTCATATTACCGCCTGCTTCATCATTGTCTGCAATAACGCAAATGTTATTGAAGTATTTTTTGAGTAGGTCTATTTGGTAGTTGGAGACATTTGCCCCCAAAGTAGCTACAGCTGGAAAACCACACTGGTCCAGCCTTATAGCGTCAAAAGAGGACTCAACCACATAAACTTTTTTAGATGTCTTGACCCTGTGTAGATTAAAAAGGATCTTTGCTTTTGGAAGTCTTGGAGTATTCTTAAAATCTTTGCCCTCAATAGATCTTCCAACAAAGCCAACTTCCATGCCATCTGGCGAATGAACTGGAATTGTTACCATGTCCTGTTTGTCGGAATATCCCAAAGAAAACTTTTTGACTGACGATTCATTAATTAGTCTACCCTCAAAATATCTCATAGCCCTTGGGGATTCAAGTGCCTGAGTATTGAGCCTTTTAATTAATATCTGATCGTATTGCGTATATTCTGGCACATCTACTAGCTTTTTGCTAACGGCATCTAAAACGGATGACTGCTGCTCTTTGCTTTTAATAAATCTAACAGCTTCAAAATACTTTCTACCAGAAACGTGCATTACAAATTCTATTAGGTCACAAACGTGGTGGCAGGAAAAACAAAAGAACACTCCAGTATTTTTGTCTATTTCTCCAGCTGGAGTTCTATTGTTAGAATGAAATGGGCAGAATATTATAAAATCAGTATCTACCTCAGACTCTACGTCTAGGCCTGTTCCCTCAATGATTCTTTTGATTTGCTCTCTTGTGTATATATTGGTTTTGTTTCGTCTATCCCTAGTATCCATTCGCTCTGTTTCTTTCCTATATAAATTCCATATAAACTTAGTTTAAATTCAAAGTATCTTTTATTTTCATTATAGCTTATCGTAAAGTCTGGGTTTATGTCAAGTCTTGGAACATATCCAGATAACCTCATTTCTGCTGTCAATAACTTTAAATATTCTGTTTTTAATCTGGCAATGGCTGAGTCGTCGTGGATGTTGCCATCCAAGCTGAATCTCTTAATTGCCTTGTGATGTATGTTAAGCATGTATTTATTATAACTACTTATCCTCAAAGTCTTTATAGCGATACCAGCCTTTATCAAAGTCAACCTGGACTAAAAAGTCCCCCATAAACCCATTACGATTCTTTCTAAATACGCACTCAATAACGTCTGAGTTGGCACCACGACCTAGGGCTAACACCCAGTCAGCATCGTAAGCAATCTGGCGTGACCATGCTGTCTGGCCAAGCGTAGGGACTGTGTCAAGCTTAGTAACATCGTCTGGTGTTGCAGATGAAATAGCAATAATTGGAACCTCTTCTGAGATAGCCATAAGCTTTAGTTCACGAGACAAGTTCTTCATACGCACCGTCTCGTTATCTGCTTTTTGGTTTGGAGACATAAGCTGTAGATAATCCACAACTACAAAGTCTGGCCTGTATTGATCTATTTTTCCACGTAATACAGATGGTGTAATGTCTCCACCAGTATCATTAGAAATAATGTGAAATTCTGGCTTGCCAGATAAATGCTTTTCGTGCCACCTGGTCAAATCATTGATGTCTACCTGACCACTAGAGAGCTTTCTGTGGGACCACAGGCCCTCTCCCATAATGGCGTATACACGATTACGGACTTCTGCCTCTCCCATTTCAAGGCTAATGATCATTGGAGATTTGCCCTGTTTCCAGGCCTGTACGGCGAAATAAAGGCTTAACCAGGACTTTCCTATACCTGGATAGGCCAAAAATACTCCTAGCTGTCCTGGCATAATTCCTGCAGGCAGATAGTTGTCAAAGCCTGGCAACCCAGTCTTAATGCCAATTGAGCCTAGCTCCTGCTCTCTCTGAAGCTGCTTATAGTACTCTATGGCTGAATGCAGGTCAGTTACGTCTATGTCTCTAATTACTGAAGTATTTTTCTTAAGTTCTGACGTTTTTGTAATTAGCGATTCTAGGGCATTTGTGCTGCTACCATTCTGAATTTCCGTGGCTGCAGAGACCAAAATTTCTTTTATGCTATTTTCTAGGTATTCCGCCTGCAACTCTTCTAGATGGTGCTTGGTTGTGCCAATTCCGTCAACTGGAGAAAAATCTCTAAACTTCTCTACCACTATTGACTTGGGTGGGACAGATCCATTTACCTCAGCATATCTACGAATAAATTGCCAGATATCTACGTGAGTCCGTAAAATCTTTTCAACGTCTGCCTGAAGCAAAACATGCAGCTGCTTGTCCTCAAGTACCGCTGATATTAGCCTATCTTCTACATTACTCACTTAACCACTCTTTCGCTTTCCTTCTTCTTTCAACTCTTTCAACATTGTCATCCTCAATACGAGATTTGGCCTCAATTAGGCTTCCTATGTTGCTTGCAAAATTTTTCCATGTTGGGGCTGGGGATACATCAAAATAATACTCTAGCATTTCGTAGCAGGTATGAACACCATAAGAGTCTATTATTGCATCTGCTGCCCAAGCCTCTGCCCATCTGTTTAAGTTAGGTTTTTGATTATACTTAAACTTATAGTGCTTTTCAAACTTGCTGAGCAAAGCCATCTGGTCTTTGCGATCAGCCATTTTACTTAGCCTCTACCTCAGCAGCTGCCTCTTTAACCTTTGCAGCAAGCTTGTCCTCAACAAAAGCATATACTCGCTCAAAAGCATCATTAGTGTTTTCACCGTCACGCTTGTTATCCTGAACCTCTACATCAATACGCAGAGATTGAAAATTTCCTAGGTTCAGGGTATAGCCTAGGGCTACACGTACCTTGGTTTCTTCGTTATTCATACCCGTTTTCCTTCTATATAGATTCTGACCAAATTGGGATAAATCTCCCATCTTCAGTCTTGGTATATGTAAGTATACCATCGCCCATTCTCCGTGTCAACTCCTGTGGTGAAGGGGTTATATCATTTGTAATTAATTTATCTTTTCTTGGCCTACCCATGTGATAGGAGGCAAGTATATCACGAATTTCCCTTACCTGGGATTCAGAATAGTAGCTTCTAACCTGCCACCCAGTTTCTCCGCCTTTTTGAGAGCCAGTTGGGAACGGAATTATACCACGTTTCATTAAATTTGGCAAGTATTTTTTATGTCTATTTACTAGCTGTGCAGTTTGTCCAACCGTATAAGCTCTTTGCCTATTCTTTTTAAAATCGGCAACAAGGCAGCTTTCTATTTGATCTTTGTTTATATTAAAAACAGACATAATTCCATTAGACTTATTTAAATGATGAATGCGAACCAAATCACCATTTAAGAACCAAACTTTTTTGTTCCCAGGAATTACTGGTGCGTTATTATAGGATTCCATATCCATTAGTGGCATGGAAAGCTCCTAGCTTGGAATTCCAATAGCGATAAGGTTAATGCGTATTGACGCAGTACCGCTGGTTCCAAATCTTACAACACCTTCCACCCTAGAGGTTGTTACAGATGTTATGGTTATAGAAACGTCAGTTCCACTATCAGTTACTGATATAGTTTCTGGTGTGGCAGTTACAATTGGTGGATATTTAAAGTCTGCTGCTGGAAAATTATATGTAAATGGTATAGTCTGCCCAGCGTTTACAGAAATATTTTGTGCAAGATCGTAGTAGCCACCCACCATTCTTGCATCAGTTATCTTTACATCTTGTCTTCCAACATTTGCCCTGGGGCTTTCAATAGATGTAAACTTATTAGATGAGTAGGAGGAGTTTGCTGCTAGCTGATTAACAGTATTAGCAATCTGATAAATATAGGTTAGGTCAAGGGGCTGACCACGCTCTGGTACTGGAATATTTGCCATTTTTCTCCTAAACTACTATTATATCAAAGATATGGTGTTGGATTCATATATTTCTAAAATTTCGCTTTTTTCCTTAGAAATACTGGATACCTGTATAGAAAACTGTATTGATGATGTAGCATTTGTTAAAAAGCTATAGCTTTGTGATGTTGCAGTTCCATGATACTGGTATGCCCCAGCATCTGATTTAACAAAAATATCATAGCTGTTTCTTGCTTCTGGGTCTATCCACGCTAAACTAACAAGCTTGTTACTAATTGAATGTGTAACGTTGTTTGAGGCTAGCGTTGTCGGAGTCTTAGCATCTAGCTGGAATACTGGAGACCATCCAGAAACTCTGTTTCTATCTTCAGACACAATTCGATATCTTACCAAATACTTATTATCTGATGTCACGCTTGGTAATGTATTTTTTGCTATAACAACTTTTTTAATGCCAGCATCAGCCATTACTCTACCCCAATGGCTATTCTAAATTCTATGTAATTGGATGTATTTGATGCCTTAACAATGGGAAGTGCTCCGTCTGTTTTTAAGACTGAGTAGCCAGTCAATCCATATAGCGGATTTGTTGTAGTCAGATTTTCTAGCCTCATTGCGTCTAGGCCAATGTAATAATCTGAAGATGGTGCACCATCTTTTTCTATCTCAACAAATATTTTTGCAACAGTAACGCTGCCCCAATTAAAAGCTGATGTATAGTACAAGTCTTGCAACTCTTTGGACACAACGAAATATCTATTGGTAGAAAAGTCTTCTTCTTGTGGTGCAGTACCAGATGTAAAATTAATATCATCAATATTAACTGTAAAGTTTGCATACTCACCAGTAGAAGATGTGTCAGTTGAGGAAAATTGAACAAGTATCTTAATGTTGTCTGGGACTTCTAGAGATTCTCCGTCTTTATTAACCAAAGAAAATGCTAATTTAATTCTATCCGTTGGAGCATTTCTATTAAATGTTAAAGATGTTCCAGTTTTATGTATGTGATTTCCAGAAACAACAACAAGTTGCTGGGTAGAATTTGTAGATAGCGACGCATCATCTCCAGCAATCATTAGCATGTTATTCAAAAATCTAGATCTTTCGTTTCTTTCTACTCTTTCTGGATTTGTAAAGGTACGGTTGTCAGCGTTTGTGTGAAAAACTTTTTGGGTGGTGCTAATGTTATTGTCTTCATCTTCGTCCAGGGGTGTATAAATTACTGGTATTTGCAATATTCCGCTATTTGTGTGATGCTCCCAGCCCTCTGTTTGATTAAATAAATAAAAGTTTTTGCTGTCAAACGCACCCGCTGATGGATTTGATTCTGCTGAAAAGATTCCAACCTCAGTTATTTCATAACGCTCTTCTGTTGGTAGTTCTGCTGTTAGCACTAGCTTTGTTAAATTATTTTCATTTACATACCCCCTGGAAATAATGGGAACACGAAACATTTCAAAGTCAAGGGCCTTTTTGGCTGCATACTCTGTTTTTTGCTCAGTTGTAAAACCAGACTCTTCGCTATTTAGTGCTGATGGGCCACAGCCAACAGCTATGTAAGAAGCATAGGCTGGTGCTTGACCAATTAAATATTTGGCTAAAATGCCTTTT